GTTTCCTATACGAAAGGATGGTATTATAATTGATGCGGTAGGGCGAACTTTAAACTTTTCTAAACCAAAATGGTTACGCTATACTGGGGAAGCGGATGTTTATGTTGCGTGTCAGGGCGAACCAAACGGAATTGCTGTGATTGTCGAGGACGTTATTAGTGCAAACACTATATGTAGTGTGTGTCAAAATGTCACGGGAATAGCTATATTAGGCACATCAATGTCTGTGAAACATATTGAATACATACAAGATTATACAAAAATTATAATGGCTCTTGATCCTGATGCGTCAGACAAGAACTTGCAATACAGACGAGAGATTGTGTCTTGGACAGGAATAGACACTATTGCTTTGCGGTTGCAAAATGATTTAAAATACAAATTAGAAGAGGACATGAGTGCATTAAAGGCTCTATGTAATCTTAGTGGGTAGGACATATTATGTCTTATTAAAAGAACCACCAAAAAAATATGATGCGTGTGTTGGCTTAGTTAAATTAGGCAAGTGGGGCGCAATAAAGGAAATATGGAATACAGGTAAGTCTAAACCTATACGTTGGTGCTATCGTTATCTCCCAATGCGGTATGTTAATTGGGACAGAGATGGTGCATTTATAGGAAGACGCAGAAAGGTAAAATGACAGAGTTATCACTATTAAAAACATTAATGAACAAAGAATTTCACGAACTACACAAGGGCATACGTTGCCCTGACGAGATATTTACGAAGGATGTAAGGAAAGTAAAACAAACCCTAGACTACGCTATGGAGACTTATGATCAAGGGCTATCGCTTGCTGACTTAGAAGCGTTATTTTATGCTACAAACAAAACGCTGACGACCAGTAATAAAGAACAGTACAGAAGAATCTTTCAGAAGATCGCTAATAGTAGTGTGTTAAATAATGAGATAGCGAATGATGTTATTTCTAGGATGTTTCAGCAAGTAGTAGGAGAGAAGGTAGCGAATATAGGGTATGATTTCGTCAATGGTACACAGAATAGTTTAGAACCATTACGCAAAATTGTTGAGACATATCAGGATGATTTTACACCCAACTTAAAGGTAGAGTTTGAAGATACTAGCATCGAAACCTTGCTTGAAGCAAACGAAACTGAGACACAATGGAAGTTTAACGTATCTAGTCTGAGGCGAAGAGTAGAGGGCGTTAGCAAAGGACACTTTATTATTGTCGGCGCGAGACCAAACACAGGTAAAACATCATTCCACGCTTCTATTTTAGCTTCTCCGAAGGGGTTTGCAGAACAGGGAGCAAAGTGTGTTGTTTTATGTAACGAAGAGGCGGCAAATCGGGTAGGTTCGAGGTATCTTACAGCCGCTACAGGGATGTCAATGGACGAGATAAAAGTTAACCCATCGAAGGCGGCATTACGCTATGAAAAGGTTAATTCTAACATTCACATAAAAGATTCTACAGGCAAAGATTTAGCGTGGGTAGAAGCGGTAGTTAAGTCAATTAAGCCAGACATACTGATACTTGATATGGGTGATAAGTTTGCGCCACGCACTAGTGACAAGACAGATGTGTATCTTAGAGATGCTGCCATTCACGCCAGGAATATTGCGAAAGAATTTAATTGCGCTGTCTTTTGGTTGTCACAACTTAGTGCGGCGGCAGAAGGTTTAGCTATGCCTGACCAATCTATGTTGGAGGGCAGTAAGACAGGCAAGGCGGCTGAGGCTGACTTGATGATACTGATAGGTAAGAACAGAGTTATTGAAGGGAACGAAATGGAAGACAAAGAAAGGCATTTAAATATAGCTAAAAATAAATTAAAGGGTGGTTTTCACGGGCGCATAACGTGTCAGCTAGATGGTGAAACAGCACAGTACACTGTATGAGATTAGTTTTAGATGTAGAAAACACAGTTACAAAACGTAATGGTAAGACACACTTAGATCCATTTGAGCCAAACAACTTCTTAGTTCAAGTGGGTACTAAGAATGTAGACATACCTACAGAACGATACTTGTTAACTTTCGATCATGTAGAGTATACCGACAGGACTGGTGCTAATGCGAAGCTACTACAAACTATTTTAGATGCTACTACGTTACTAATTATGCACAACGCACAGCACGACTTGATGTGGCTGTGGGCTAGTGGTTTTAATTACGACGGAGAAATATATGACACTATGCTTGCTGAATACATCCTGCAGCGAGGTCAAAAACAACCCTTGAGTTTGTTAGCGTGTGCCGAAAGACGGAACTTAACTTTTCAAAAGGATGATACATTAAAGAAATATTTTAAAGAAGGATATAACACAAATGAAATTCCCCTTAAAGAACTTACACATTATCTTGGTTGTGATGTTGACACTACTGCCGAACTGTTCCTTGCTACTATTGCCGAAGGGTTCACCAGAAGCGAAAGCTACGGAATGGATAGAGTTCGAGACATTACCTTCAAAGTCTGTCGAACCCTTACCAGAATGTATATGCGAGGGATCAGGGTGGATAGAGTCGCCCTTCAAAAAGTAAAAGAAGAGTTTGAGCAAGAGAAGATAGCTATCCAAGAAAGGTTAGCTAAACAGACACGAGAACTCATGGGTGACACTCCAATTAATTTGAATAGCCCAGAGCAAGTTTCCCAAGTTATCTTCAGTAGATCTGTGAATGATAAGAAAGAGTGGGTTGGGCTGTTTGAGTTCACTAAAGATAAAAAAGAGTTCTTATCTGCTGTAAGAGCTAATAGCACTCTTCTTAGAAAAACAAAAGCATTTACGTGTCCTTCGTGTAAGGGAGTAGGTAGTATCTACAAAAAGAAAAAGGACGGTTCTAACTTTAAAAAGGCAAGTAAGTGTTCTGATTGTTTAAGTAGAGGGTATCAACTAAGGACGTTAAATGCATGGGCAGGACTAGGATATGATCCCCCCAACAAAACCTGGGTAAGTGCAAACGGTTTTAGCACAAGTAAGACAAACTTAGACCTTTTAATATCATATGCTAAGACGAGTAATCTTACCTCTGCCATACAATTCCTAGAGGACATAAAGCGGTTATCTGCGGTGTCTACATATCTTTCATCTTTTGTGGATGGCATAGGTAACTACCTAAAAGAGGACGGGTTCTTACATGTAGGTTTAACGCAACATATTACTGCAACGGG